TTTCTCATTCTTTACTTTCTTTCCTTTTATCTTTAAGACATTTTCTTTAACAGAGATTGTCAGGTCATCTTTTGAAAACCCTGCAACCGCCATTGAAATGTTATATGCACCATCTTTTATTTTTTCAATATTGTATGGTGGATAACTAACAGTCTTAAAACTATCAAGCTCATCAAAGAGGCTATCAAAGCCTACTGTGAAAGCTCTAAACGGTGTTAAGTCTAGTGTCATTGTTACTCCTTTCTTTTTTAAGCGAGTTAATCAAGATACCCACTAGGCATATCTTGAAGTTAAAGTAAGAAAGGGCGTATATTTCAACGCCCTCTCTAAGTGTTTTTGTGTTATAGTATAAAGAAACTATTACGCTTCTTTAATTCCTACAGCCGCTTCAGGTCTAAGAGTACCATGACCCATAGCATATTTAGCGACCATTAATGTTCCCTGTCTACGAATATCGTAATCCGATTCTACAGATAAGTCCATTAATTTTACCGTACCAACTGCTGAAGGGTGTGACACAAGAGCTACAAAAGTTCTTAAGTCTACAGCTTGTGGAGTTGCAGTTGCGGCTGTTGCCGAACCTGCGTCCACTCCTGAAGTTACATTTGATTCAACAAAGTGAGGAACTGGAATTAAATCAATTCCTGCTACTCTTGCAACTCTGCCTTCTGCGATTGAACCTTTACCACTGAAATCAGCATTGATAACGTTTGTAGCGTTTGCTAATTTGTAGTATTCTTCAAGTCTCATAAAGCATTTTCTGCCTTCACTTGGAACATAGTTTGAATCTAACTGCTTAGCCGCAGTAAAGATAGCACCTATCATAGCTGTAGCCGCCGTTGAATCGGTTGCGTGAGCTATGTCAGCGTCAAATATGTTACTTGTTACATCTCCACCTGTTACGTTAGGTGTAGTTCCTATTGCACATTGACCAATAGTTTGTAAAACGTGCTTATCTTTAACAAAAGCTAAAGCTCTGCCAATTTCGGCTGAGTATGCACTTCTTACGTCCCAATGGTTTTTTGCTTCTTCAATATTTGATAAAAATACTGAAGATGTTAAAAGGTCATTAATTGTAATAACCTTTTCGTTGTGGTTAGCAGTTGAGCCTAAAATTTCTGCTCCTGCCACATGATAAGCCGCATCAATTCTGCCCATAACTGGGAAGGTTGCCGATTTACCACTAGAGATAGAACGAACCATCTCTGCTCCGCCTGTTTTTGAAGCTCTGTCAAAAGAAGTAAGAACTTCTCCCGCAAAAACTTTTAGAAACAAAGCGTCTTCTGTACCTGTTGAGTTTACCTGAGGTATACTCGCTGGTGTTGCCGCCGCCATAATAATCTCCTTTTTGATTTATGGTTAGTTAATAAAAGCCTTGTACTTTCAGCTTCTTATACTAAATTGTCTTCCCGCAGGAAGGTCAAGTTAATCTACTTATTTTACTTGGCAGTTGCCACGCATAAGCGTTGCACAACTATTTTTTATCTTTCTTCTCAGCTTCTTGAGCCTTATCAAGAAGGTCGTTTATATTCTTTAACGCTTGAGTAGATATGGTTAATTTATCATATCTATTTTTAATTGTTTCAAGAATATTGTCGTGGTCAGGAATACCTACTGGATTTTTTAAGTAAGTATCAACAACCGAAGTATGTTCAGCAATCTCTGCTTCATACTTTTTCTTTAAAGCGTATAAAAACATATACTACCTCTTTTTCTTTTTGTTCTTTTTCTTCTTCTTATCTTTTTTCTTTTTTTTCTTTTTCGCCATTGTATTATCCTCTATTAGATTTTACTGTTAGCTAGTTTATTTTTTACTTCAGCTTGATAAGCAGGGTCTTTAGCATATCTAGGGTCGGACATCGCTTGTGTCACTTGAGCCCAAGATGCAAAACCTTGCTCTGCACTAGGAGATGCTTTACCTTCAACTAATGTAGGTTCACTTCCTGTTGATTGTGCATATCTTGCTTTAAGTCCTACTACTGCTAACTTCACAGCTTCTAAATCTTTGCTGTTCACCGCAGTATTGTAAGCCTGTTTTTCAGTTTCAGTTAAATTTTGTCCAGCCCAGTCAGACATACTATCATATGCCTCTGTGCCACCAACTAAGTTTTTAACTGTTGCTGATTGTTGGTCAGCTATTGCTTGTTGTCCTGCAATAAATCTGTCCACATACTCTTTTGGAATCCCTGCTTTTTCTAATGATTTATAAGAACCATCAGCAAGTTTACCATCTTTAGCAAACTCTTCAGAGAGTGTTTCCATATTTAAACCCGCACTATCTACAGCCTTTGTAGCTATATCTAAATCAGATTTAGGTTGTTCTTGTTTTGTTTCTGCCTTAGAAACTGGGTCTACTGATTCCTTAGTAGGTTGAGATTGCTCACCAAGTTTTTGTTCTAATTCTGAATACGATTTGACTAATTCATCAACTGAGTTGAATTTTTCAGGCAAACCTTCAGGTTTACTTTGTGTAGGCTTCGTCTCTTCCACTGGTTTATCCGTAGTAGTTTCGGGACTTGTTATTTCCACTTTCTCTACCATAAATTTTTTCTCCTAATTATTACGGTAGTGCTTTACTTACATTACCCGCAACAGGAGCAACTGCTTTCTCAGCCATTTGCATCATCTGCTGTTGTTGTTGTTGCTGTTGCATAGCTTCTTGTTCAGCCGCTAATTCTTCCTCACTCTTAATTAAACCTTCCATCTCTATACCTAAACTGGTAGCGATACGTTTAATTAAATCCGAAGAATTTAATGATTGAACTACTTGTGGATTAACCTGAGCTAGATTAACTATCTCACCCACAAATTCTCTTAATTTTTGTAAATCATTTCCTCTACCTAATGCTTCAATACCTGTAATAATTGTAGGTGTAACTGAATCTTTAGGTAATGGTGGAATTTCTTTTGCTTCTTGCATACGTTTCATTAGTATTTTAACTAATGGTAATTGAAACTCTTGTGATAATAATGAATATACTCCACCCATAGCAGTTTCTAATTGTTCTGCCATATATCTAATTTCTTGAGCTGTTACTCTTTCAGCATCTCTTTGTATTGCAGTATGTAATAAGAAGGCATAAGACATACGCTCTTCTAATTTAGCAATACTTCTTTCAACTACTTGTAAATCATATTGTTTTTGTGCTTGTAATACAGAGACATCATCTTCAGAACCAGTAATAATATCACCATTTCTAGTAAGAGCTAAATCTCTTTTCTTTGTTACAGAATTAGGTTTAACCATAAATACTATTTTAGAAGAAGCCGCCGCACTTTCAACAAGTGCTCTTGATAATCCTTCTAATGATTTTAAATCTCCTAAAAATTCTTCAACATATCCTCTACCATAATCTTCACCATCAACTCTAACCATTCTTAAAGCGGCGTAAGGCATTTGGTCTTTAGTAAAATTTCCTACTGATTCAGGAATTTTAATTCCATTTACTTCTTGACAAATATAAAATTTATTATTTTCTAATCTGTAAATATGTGTATATAATTCTATATCTTCATCTTTTTTATATTCAGGGTCACTTACTACTTTCTCCATCACTTCAAGAGGAAGACTTAATGGACTAATACTTTCTTTAATAACTATTTCTAATACATTTCCTGAAGCATCTCTATTACATACATAATGAGTAAGAGGAAATACTCTCATAGTTCCAGCTTTAGGAAGATAAGTTAATACATTTCCTGATACTATTAAATGTTTAAGAGCTTCAAATACACTAACTCTTAAAGCTAATTGTTCAATCTTTTTAGAAACTTCTCTTTCAATATTTGCTAAAGATTTTTCTATTTCAGATTTTAATTCTTTATTTTGTTCAAGTTCTTCTTTTGTTTTGCCACTGACTGCTAGTCTAAAAAAGGGGGAATTGGGTGGTAGTAATAAAAGAAGTAGCTTAGACGCTAAATTGTTTACGCCTCTAGCTCCTACCGATTGGAAGGGGTTGTATAATTTTGTAGAAGAATTGAAACCATCTGTGGGTATTAAAGAAGAGATTGTTAATTCGCTACATTCTTGAGCTCTGTCTACAAATTTTTCTCTCTTATCTTTTAGTTTTAAATATCGTTCTTTTGCTGTAGGATTAACCTGTAGCATTGTTTCGTTGCTCTTTTTAGTTGCCATTTATATCCTTATTAAGCTGTATAAGATACGCCTGATTGTGAAGCACCTGTTGCAGTGTTCATTCCAGTTTGTAAAGCTGATGTACCTGATTTAGAAGCTAATTTCTTTTTCTTCTTAATATCTTTATCGGCTGTTATCAATTCTATCGGTTTCTCTACCACATCGTCCATTCTTGAAGCGACCTGAGCAGGTGCTCTCATTATTGGAGCGGGGTTAGGTGCTCTTGCTGACATACACATAGTATTATTTTATCCTCTCTTGTAATGTATTAATGAATCGTACTACGTCCCTTTGACCTGCTTTAAAATAGATAGTCTTAGTATCATCTTTTAAATTAGGTGACTTCTCAGGATATAGTTTATTCAATAGCTTTACCAAGTCTTCTGACTTGTGAGGTAAAACTAAATCTTCATTTTCGTCCATATTATTCTTCTAAAAAGGGCACTTTAGTTCCATAACTTGCCCGTTGTAGCTCCTTTGTTATATTCAGTTGCTCTGTTCTCAAAGAAATTAGCGTGTTCAACTCCATTTAATACCCAATCTAACCACCCTAAAGGGTTATCTTTAACACCATAATTAGGTTTTAATGATAGCTGAAGCAGTCTTCTATCCGCTATATATCTTATATATTTCTTTACTTCATCAGAAGTAAGTCCTCTTATACCACCCATTTCAAAGGCTAAATCAATGAATTTATCTTCTAATTCCACCATATCTCTAGCTGTTTGATAGATAGTTTTCTTAAATTTATCAGTCCATACTTTAGGATTTTCTTTAATTAATGTTT